AACATCGCCGGTGACAGGGTCAATGGCAATGGATTCAACCCAGCCGCACGATAAATGTCATCGTCAAACCGCATCGATTTGACGCCCGCCGCCTTGAATATTTCTTTCAGGGTCGCTTCGGATTTGCCCGTGAGTTTGGATAACTTTTTCAAAATATCTTTGTACAGCGTGCCGGATTCAGACAACCGTTGCACTTGCCATGCAGCTGAGGCAAAGTCAAGATTTTTCAGCCGACGCGCAATATCCTCAATCACGGATGTTTCATAATCCGCAAAGAGGCTCATGATTGGGTCTGCCAGTACGTCAAATTGCTCGGAGGTTAGCATGATTTTTAATAAAACTTTTTGCCTGGTTCTGTGTCCGATGGTTCAATGATTCGATCAACTGGTATCCAGCCTTCACTATCGAATGGCAACATTACGGGCAAAGTAACAAGGTTTCCAAACTGCCCATAAGGAGCGCGGAAATAAGATAATATTTTTACACCGCCTTTGGGGTCTTTGACCATGTTGCGCCCTGTGATAAGCGGGCGGTCAAATAGATGCGGGTGGGTGAACGGGTGATAGTTTTGATAATCTCTTTTTGAGATATTGATAACTTCAACGGGTAGGCACTTTGCACCTGATACCGTTTTTGTGACATCCCTTGATTTTTTGGCTACCCATCGACCAGTGACAATATGAAAAAATTTTGGTAATCCGTTTTCCATGTTCTCGCCTGAAATGTAATTCCTTGCGGGGATGTTTCCAGCGGGCTTGTTACCGAATCCGGCTCTGTTCGTGTGGCTACCATTACCACGCAAAACAGATGTAAACCAGCCAACGTATTGGTGAGACTTAAGCAGAGTTTTCCAATAGGCTCTATATTCACTCTCGCTCGCAAACCTAGCACCGCGATAGATTTCTAGGTTAATCCTAAATATCCAGTGCTGCAAATCCTCTGTAAGTGCCACATGGTCATATTGACGCTTACCATCTACACCGATTCGCCATACATCCGGTACGCCCTTATCATCAAAGCTGATAGGCTTTCCGGCTTCCTTTTCGTTTTTTGTCACTCTGTCTACGCCGTAATATTCTATTGAATCAATATGACGAACATACCCACCCGCGTTGACAGGTTGATACTCAGTAGTTGTCTTGCCAAACGTTGCAAGCATTACGGGAGTACCTTCACAAAAGTAAACTCGGCTTGTTTGCCAAAGTCAGGATGCTTCGGATCGGTATTGGTAAGCAAAAACGAATCAGGAAATCCAGCGACAGGCTGCGGATCGGGATCGGGGTCAGTGGGAGTTTCTGTCAATTCGCCGTACGTCTTGCCAAGATGCACAATGGCAACCCAGCCGACGGCGTTTCCACCTTCGAGAATTTTCAGCCACTTGTCACCGTTGGGATATAAGTACAGTTCATCCCCGCGCCCTTCAGTGTTCTTTGGCAGTGACCCAATGGCGCTGTTGTTTGCGTTTGGACTTGGGCGAATGCTCATGTTGTACAAATTGCTAATGTATGTGTATTTCATTTTGTAATCTCCTGGTACTGTGTCTGTGTCTTGCCAAAAGTAGCCGTCATTTGATTGCCTTGCGGGGTCGTTCCCAAATCACCCTTGCGAGTGTTTATGTCAATATTGCCAGATGCCACACCCCATTCAGCACCATTGCCATTGTCGGTAAATTGGTGCATCAGCCATTCTTTCCAAATCGGCGGGATCTTCGGAATGCCGCCATACCATGCAATCCACAAGGGGTATTCTTTGAAGTAGGTATCACTCGGCTTTGTGTTTTCAAGCCAGTAAAAATAACCCGTGTACACGCCCAATTGCTTATTCGGCAATAGTGCTTTTAGTCTCTCGGCAAAGTCATACCAATGTTTGTGACCGTGGAAAGCACCTTTGTATTTATCCTCAAAGTCCATCCACAATTCAAGTTCACCTGCATCTTTGCCGAGGATGGATGCCCACAACTCAGCTTGTCGCTTTGGATTCACTCGGCTATCGTAAAACCAATACGAACCGCGCTGCAATCCGGCATCCTTTGCACCCTTCCAAGAAACATCAAAGGCAATATCTTTCCAGTCTGCTTGACCGGCGCGGATAATGACGCCCTGCGATTTGGTAGCCATGCGCCGAAAGTCAACAAACTGGCTGATACTCCAATCAGGGTTGTATTTGTATTGGTAAAAAGAAATATCAGCGATTTGCATTTTTAGATAAACCTTGTATTTCAAAAGGCACTTTTATAATGCCTAAAATCTTTTCTATTCGTTCTCGTACATGCACGGGGCAGTATTGCGCGGCTTCAGCAAGCAATGCCAACAATGCGACTTTTTGATTATTGCGGTTTAGCAAATCAACACACTCCAAGCAAAAACCGCCCGCGTCGTAATCGCAAATTCGCCCGCACAATATGCAAAGCACTTACACACCTGCATTGTCAAAAAGTGATACGGGTTTCATTTCCGCGTCCATCATAGCAATCATTCTTTGCGCGGTTTCTTCATCCTCGCCATAGTTACGCATACGGAATTCAACCTTACTCATGACCTGCCCCAACGCTTGCATGTCCTGTGCAAATGCCGTGTCATGATCGGCAACGATTGAGTCATCCCACCAATAGACTACTGAGTACTTACCCTGTGGTGCAAGCCGTCCAAGCGTAGCCCATACATCCATGGCGTACAGCAAATCATCAAGCGTGCTTTCAAGTGCCTTTTGCGTGTCGGTGATGGTCGCATACGTGCGTTGCTTTCCCATCTTGATTTCAGTGGCAGTAAGCGCAACCGTTTCGGGATTGGAAATCGTGCCATAAGATAGCCCGCACAAGAATTCAATTTTCTTCAAAATGGCATCCAAACCATTCAAAATATTTATCTCGCGTAGGGTTGGGGTCCAATCTTCAAACAAACCAGGTTGGTCAATTTTGCCGTTCAAATCAAGCAATCTGTATAGGCGTCGGTCAGGCAAAATGGGCTTGTTGTTTTCGTCTTTTCCAAACGCCTGTGGGTCTGTGTACAATGCGCGTTTGCCCGATTCAAACTCCCAAAGAAAATCAGTCCATTGCTTGTCAGCCTGTTCGATAAGGTCAATCGCGCGTGCGTACACACTCACGCCCAACGGTGAGGACGGATCAACATTATTAGCAAATGGCATCTTGAAATATGCAAACAACGGGCGGGTGACGTTCAGAATCAATGCCTCGGGTTCGAGGTCTGCCCATTCTGCAAGAGTTGTCAGGGGCACTTCGTTACCAAGCGTGTCTTTTGTATTGGAACGGTACGCGCGGTTTACAATGCGATACCCTTCAGGCGTCATGGCGTGGTATTCGAGCCGCGTGTAATACGTGGTGCCCATGGTCTTTTGGTCACTAAACACGCAAGCGGTCATCTTGCCATTGCTATCAAACGCCACGGGATAGAATTGATCGGCTTGCACAAAATCCACGGCGATTTGACCATTCGCGGCAATGTACGGCTTGTACATCAGCCCACCTTTGGCAGCAGCGTACTCAGTAGTTTTGCGGATGTTGCCCAACACTGCTTTCATCTGTTCGCTGAGATAATCCGCACGTGGCGAGCCGGTGAGAGTCATTTCCATTTCGATGGTCACGGCTCGGGATATTTCCGCCGCAATCGCCGCCGGTAAATTCAATGACTTAATGCCATTCGTCAACCATGGCGCTTGATTGATGTACATGGATGCCCATTTTTGTAGCGCGGTCATCATCTCTTGAGTAATGGCAACGTCAACGCGCAATGCCTGTGTGACATTTGATCTGTTTATCATTTGATTAAGCCTCTCTCTAATCCATTGCATTATTTTTGCAAACATGGTTTACCTACCTAACCACCAAAAGTATTTATGCCAAAATTTACGCCAACGCGCGCGAGATGCGTACACTTCCAAACGGATTCTGTAATCGTCAACGTTCATGCTATTCACCTTTTTTACGCCAAATCATATTTGTGGCGTACCGTGTATCGTCAATGGCGTGGTTGTTCTTGTCTGGGTATTCGCTGATAATTTCGCCGTCTTTTGTGCGCTCGTACTCGTATTCTGAAAACTCTTGCGCGTGATATGGCGCGCGCTTCGGATCAATCACAATAGCGGTCAAGCCCTGCAACCACTTCATGGAGTAGGCAACCGAACCGGCGCCCTTTTCAGCGCCACGGCAATTTGCACCATACGCGCGGAAATCGGCAACGGATTTGGGATCTTCGCTATCGGCAATTAGTAACTCAGTAGTTGTGTATCCGTGTTCTTTGACCAATGCCGCGTACAGGTCTTGGTTATTCTTTTTCCAATATCGCGCCTCACCATAGATATATAAAATGCGCCGCGCCGCGTCATAGTGCATCTTTCCATAACTCGCTGGGTCAGGGAAGTATCCCCAATCCAAGCCATGCAGGATGCGGTCAAATCCGCCAATGCGTCTGCCATTCTCTTCTTTGCCGTTGATTTCTTCATCGGTAATGGCGCGTTGTTGCACGTTGGTAAATACCGCGCCGCCGATGTTGTTTGAAATGCCCAAATACTCATGGTCATACGCCACGCGATTGACATCCATAAGATGCTCGGCTTCCTCAATGAACGGTTTACCAAGCCATTCAATGGGAATCGCCATACGCGAGTAAAGAGAAATTGCCGTTTTGAGCGGCGGCGTTTTCCCTTCAAGCCTATCTTTGGCGTATTGCTGCAAGTACGTTTCAGGTATGCCCAGATAGTTGCTTTTGTGCTGATACTGAGTTTCCTTGGGGATTTGTAAATATTTGTTTGCCCAATTGTTTGCAGTCTGCGGCGGATTGAAGGACTTGAAAATAAACGCTTCATCACCGCCACGGATAACTGATTGCTCAATCTTGCGAATTGATTCCGCGCCGTGGAATTGATCTAATTCCTCAAACCATAAAATACCGATGTGCCCAAACTGCGGCTTGATCGATTTGATTTTGCCTGGGTCATCCGCGCCACGAAAGTAAATCTTTTGCCC